GTTTTCCATCATGTATAGCAACCTTTAAGAAGTTTTGTTCCATTTTATATTTCTTCATTAATCCTTTATTAAAGTCTCTAGTTGCTCTAAGACTAATAAAGTTATTAACTTCTGGTGCCATCTTTATATCATGGTTAATATAAAACGCACCATTTTCTACAATAACATAATCATCTAATTCTTTCACAAATGTTATTGGGTTTTTAATGAAATATTCTCCGTGTACTGAATTATAAAATTCAATGTCTTTCTCCACATAAGAATCATCAAACTTTTTACTTAGATAATCTTTATCAAGAATGTTAGTTTTATTCATAGTATCAATTATCCATTTTTCCTTTAAATCTTGTTTGTTTTTAAATAACATATTATACACCTCCTGCGATAAAAATTGGTTTCACTATTGATGATATATAATTATAAAGAACGAAGAAAACCCCTCCCACTCAGGGAGGGTAAATTTATTAATTTATGCAGAGAAAATTTACAATGTTATGGGATTTTAACATTGTAAGGATAAAAATGATTGATTCACAACAATCAAATGGGTTGTACCATATGTATCTGTTACATTATAAACCAGATTTATTACGAAGTACAGATAATACAGCATATGTATTAAGTAAACTCTTATGCTTAGCTATATCTTGACTTTCAAATTGATATCCATTACTTTCTCCTATAGCCTTATAAGATTCTTCTTCAACATCTATCATTTCAGAAACAATCTCATGCATTTGACTTTCACTAAGAGATGTAACTTCTCCTCTTACTAAATATCTCATTTGCCCAGAATAATTAGATACTAGATTTTTATTATAAAGTTTCTTAGCTAGATCTTGAGAAGATTCTCCATACTTATTAAATACTTCCCATTCTTCTTCTATCTTAACTATTTCATCTTCATATTTCTTAATTAGATCTGTACACTTCTGAGTAACTTTTCTATCACCTAATTTTACAGATTGATCTTTAATGTTCTTCAAATGTTTTATCATTTGTTCATCTATAGCCTTTATAGTTTTGATATGTTTAATAAGAGCATTATTATTTTTATAAACACATTTTAATACAAACTTTTGTATTTGATAATCTATGAAGTTAGCTCCTATCTTAATAGGTAATAAAAGTATACTTCCAGGGAAGAATCTAACAGTAAATATTGTAGCATCTAATACTTCTATTAATTTAAGGAATCTAAGATATCCTAATACTGTCATCTTATTAAATCCTTCTAAGAAGTTATAATCTTGATCAGCATGTACTGATGCATCTCTATTAGCAGATCTAGAACCGAATTTAGCTTTAGCTATAGAGAAACTTCTTTTAATAGCTTCCCATGCTCTTCCAGGTCCATAATTAGCTAGACTTGCTAAATACTTTTCTTCTTCTTTACTTAAGTTAGGAATTTTATATCCTTGCTTAATCATTTTTGTATAGTTAAAAGCTTCTCCAGATGCTTTATAAGTTTCTCCATATCCTACAGAACCAGCAAAGAATTGTCTAGCAAATTCTCCTTCTGCTTTTTTATCTTCGTCATCTTCTTCATCGTCCTCGGAGCTGGAGTCGTCACCAGTGCTATCGTCCCCATATGCTTCATTTGCAAGTGCTTCATAGTCATCATCTCCAGATTCATCAGGATTATCGTCAGGATTATCTCCTTCTTCAGGATTATCATCAAAGTTTTCATCACCTTGTTGATCATCTTGAAAATCTCCTCCATCGTCTGGATTATCCATATACATAGAGTCATCCTCTACTCCTGGATCCATTCCTTCAGCACCTTCAGGGTTTTCCCCATCCATAGGAACTTCTCCCTCCATACCTTCTTCTGGAAGAGTATTGTCTGTAGTTTCTTGTTCCTTAATTTGTTCATCTTCTTTAGATCTCTTTTCAAATTCATCTATACCTATTTTCAATAGTACTCTGATATCTTGTTTAAGATCAGAAGATGTATCTCCTTCAGCAAACGCTAAAGAAGTTGCACTTTCTATAAGTTTCTGTCCATATTTTTTAACTCCAGCTTCTATTTGCTCTTGAGTATATCCATGTCCCTCAGCTTTAGTAACAAACTCATCTAATTTAGTATAAGTCATGTCAATAAGTTCTTGTACACCACTAAATGTATCTGGGTCTCCGTTAAATCTATTAGGATCAGCAAATTCAGTAGTTAATATATTTAACTTATTTTCACCGAAGTTACAGAAACTTTCTCCAAGGGTAGTATATGATACTTCATCAAGATAAGCAGTATTATTACCTACTCCTCCAATAAAAGCACCTAATATAGTATGTCCCATATATTCTTTATATCCTTGGACAAATTCTTTAGTTACTATATTCATCTTATCCTCCTTTACATATTTATGTATTTTATAATTGTTTCTATCTTATCTCTAGTGGCATTATATAAATACCAATCATATATACTAAAAACTGGGAAGTTGAAATTAAATGCAAATTCTTCTACATTATGTTTATCTTTATCAAGTATTTTAAGATTATCCATAAAGTCATCTTCAGTTTTAGTTCTCATATCATAATTCTTTTTAATCATATTTATAACAACCATGTCTTCTCTCATCAGTATCATCTTATTTTATACCTCCTAACATTTTCTCCACATTAGAGATTATATTTTCCACTTTCCTAGTCGGATCTAACATTACTAAATCTGTCTTCTTATAATGAGTATTAAGCATGTACTCTAAGTTATTCTTAACCCTCTTAATAGGACCTTTATTCTTTTTATACCATATAGCTATATTTTTATAGAATTCTTTACCCCACTTCTCATCAGGTATTTCATTAATTAATTTATACTTCAATGAGATAATGTGTTTAAGATATTCTGTAGACGCTTCTAATTGTGGTTTCATCCAATATGGAAGATCACCAAATGTATAAGTTATAACAACCTTTTCTTTTTTAGTATCATCTACGAAGAATTTCTGAGTATTGTTTTCTACAATAGTTTCATCTCGTAAAAGTATTTGGTATTTAAAATCTTGAGAAACATCGAAATGTACTTTTTCTATATTATCGTTATCTTTTTTAGATATAGAATATAATCCATTAGACGATAATAAATCTAACTCCTTCGGTTTAAGGAGTTTTTTAATATCATTAGGTATCTTAAGATAATAATCTATTTCTATTATAGACGGAGATAATATAGTTAAACCATTTAATGTCTCACTACTATTATATATTTCACCAAATATTTTCATGAGATTAGCTTTATGTGGATTGTAAGCATGAGAGAATCCGTCATCTCCTGCTTTAAATCTAGGTCTACTATCTGTTATAGGATGTCCAGGGATAGTTATTGTTAATTTCTTAGAAAATCTAACACCATGTTTACTAAAAGGTCTTATCATTTCTAAAGAAACTAATGACTCTAAATCGTGACCAGAAAAACGTCTTTTAATGTCGTCTTTCTTTAAGTTTTTCATTAAAATTCCTCCATCAATCGTATTAAATAAATACTTCGATGTTTCTATTAGTAGCAATAGATGAACATTTTCGTATCAATAATATAAGGAGGAATAATACAATGGCTATAAGAAGTTTAGAAAATTTATTTATCGATGTATTAGAAGATAAACTATGTGTAGAAGGAATACATAGTCATGAACTAGTATCTCTAGATAAAGAAAATCTAACTGAGATCGTATCTAGAAATATTCAAGGATATGACTTTGATCCAGGAAGAATAGTTACTGAATTAATGACTACTAAAGAAGTAGAAGAAACTGTACCTGATTATAAAATAACTGAATTTATGTTATTCAGTATTTTAGACGAAGGTGATGAAACAGAAAAGCAGTTGGTATCAGAATATATAGATGCTAGAACTAAATTGGATACTATAGAAGCTACTATGAGAGATAATGTAGTTCATTACGGAGATAAAGCTAAACACTTCTATTCTAGTATAGATGAGATAGTAGATTCTATTAAGAAGTATACTGATAAAGATAATGATGACGAAGATTAAAATATCCACTCCCAATTGGGAGTGGACTTTATTTATTTCCTTTAAATTTATTTTTACTATTTCCTGATGTTTTAACTATACCAGCATTTTTAGATGCTTGTGCTGCTCTAGAATTAGGGTTCTCAGGATTATTACCAGTTGCTAAGTTTCCTAAACCAGCGGCTGTTCCTTTTAATTTAACCCATTTAGTTTTAACAGAGTCACTCCAATCATAGAACTGAGTAAATGCTCCTCCTACGAAATCGGCTATACCATAGTTAATTCTATTAGCTATATCACTTGCTGATATATTAGCTTCTACATTAAGCATAGTTTCATTCCATTTCTGTCTAGCAGTTCTACTTATTGTAGATATATTTTGTCCAACTAATGTAGCCATAAATATAGTTAGTCCAGTTGATAACTCTACAGATTTATTAAACCATCCTGGTTTTTCTTTATATAAGAATGGATTTAAATCTTCTACAGTTATATTAACTGATAAGCTTGTAGGAATTCCGTCATCAGATAATGTTTTCATATCTCTTTGTATAGAGAAAGATGATATCATACCATATTCTGTATTTATAGTACCTGCAGAGAATACTCTACATATAGGTGGAGATGTCATAAATCCTCCTATACCTGTAGGTGCTGCTAAATGGAATAGTTTAACTGTAGGATACATCACTTGTAATAATAAGGATAACTTATTACCATAAGCTGATGAGAATACAAAATTAATAGAATATGATTTAGAAAAAGATGATTCTCTCCATATATTAGGAAGCATTGGTTTTCCTGTTATGAAAGCTAAGGCTCCTAAAGAGTCTTGTGATCCATCACCGAACATTCTTCCTATCAAATGTCCTATCATATCATCTGTATCCCCTAATACTGATTCAGCTAATTCTTTAACTGGGTTTCCAGCACTACTGTTGGATAATGATTCTGATGGTTCTATATTACCATCTACTCTAAATGCTACAAATCCTGCATCTCCTACTTCTGTTTCTCCTATAGGTGTAGCTTGTTTATTGACTATTATAGACGCTAACGCTTGACCTAAAGCTCTATAAGTTTCTCCAGTCATAACTGAAGCAGCATTAGCTCCTGCTGTAGCTAATAGATAAGATCCTTTCAACTGTTGATATCCACCTTGATTTCCTACATTATTAGCAGCTCGTTTTCCTCTATCAAATATGGATTTTCCAAAATTAGATGCTGTACTTACCCATCCTTTATTACTCTTATTTTTTATTGTATTATCTACACCTTGTTTAGCTTGTTGAGTATAAGATAATGAGAAAGGAAATGCTACATCTGCTAATCCCATCATAAATGCTACCATTCTCATAGTTCTAGATACATCTCTGTAATATCCGTCCACATAAGGTCTGTTATAAGCTAATGTACCAGCCCATGCTCTAGAGAAGAATCCAGGAGATGCTCCTCCACCTTGTATTTCATCCGTTTGTTTCTTAGTTATATCCCAACGAATGAATCCTGGTTTAAAAGCTACAAATGTCCCATATAGAATATTATTAACAAAATAATGATGTCCTACTACAGATTTATCTTTATATCCATTAGGATCTGTATTATCTAAGAATACAGGAGGCATTCCTCCTATACCTAACATATCTTTCGGTGTAGCATATTTCATTAAAAGAGCATCTAAAGCTTTTCTATCTTTACCAGTTTGTCTATTAGCTGCCGCACCTAGTGATTGCTCTAAACCATGAAATTCTGCTAAAGATTTAATTACTGCTTTTTTATCTATATTATCTATCCCTTGAGCATGTTCATCTAGAGTGTTTCCTATTCTATATTTATTAACACTTTGTAAATATGCATTAAGCTCTTCCTCATCGTAGTTACCAGATCCTGATGGTCCAGTCTCTTCTATAGAACCTTGGTAGTTTGCTTGTTTGTATACCTCATTATCCTGTCCACTAACAGTTGTACCTGCTCTCATTCTTCCTTCTAGAGACTTTTTTTCTCTACCTTTAGGATCTCTCTTCTTTAACTCTTCTAATTTTTTAGCTTCTGCTTCTATAGCTGCTTCTCTATCGGTTTTAATACCACCCTTACCATTATTCTTATTAGGATCGTATCTTCCTCCTCTATAATAAAGGATCTTAGGTTTTAAAGTAAAAAACATATTAACCTCCTTTCTGGAAGGGGGATATTAATATCCCCCAATTATTTAAATTGTAGGAACAGATGCTACTTTGTAATCTTTTGTAACATCTTTTGTCCATTCTTGTAGTTTAGATTGTAACTTTTGGAATTTATTCTGATCTTGTAGGTTACTAGCTACATTAGTTAATCCAATCTTTTTAGTATTAGATTTAACTTGTTCTAGAGTTTCTAATTGAGCAGAATTTACTTGTAGCATTCCTTTATTCAACATCAATTGTTTTTCCATATTATCGTTTAATTTATCTATACTCTGTTTTAACATATGGAATGTAAGAGCATTAACATCTGTAGAAGAACCTGTTATAGAGTTATTTTGTGTTTTAGCCATATTTGTACCAGTACTCTTTATTACTCCTCCTACTCTGTTAAATTCTGTAGATTTATATTTGTTAATATCGAAAGATTCTCCACCACGTATTCTACTAGCTTCTGCTGTTCTAAGTAATCTAGCTAATCCATCTCTATTGTTATTAGGTGAATCGTCTGCTGGACCTCCTCTTTCCATCTTTAACCCGGAAGATGTATTAGTAGTTCTATGTCCATCTCCTTTAGTTACTTTATTATTACCTCCCACATTAGTAGCTTTAGTAGCGGCTCCTCCTCCTGCATATCTCCACATAGTGAATCCTTGTTCTTCTATTTTACCTAAAGATAAATAAGGATAAGCACCTTTCTCTTGTAAGAAGTCAGAACACCATTTAGCTGATCCTCCTTTATCTCCTACATACATAACTACGTGTCCATATCCACATTTCTTACCATTAACTACAGTACCAGGTACTTTAGCTCTAGGATCTGTCATAGCTACTATATCTCCTACTTGTGGTGATGATGCTACAGATATCATTTTAAATCCTAAGTTTTGTAATGTCTGTATCATATTTCCATCAGAAGATGCTCCCCAACGTGCTCCATAATATCCATTAGCATCTGCACTTGGTCTATTACCAAATACTTTACCTATAGCGTTATTTATAGCTGTAGCACATCTATGTTGAGATTTAGTTGTACTCTTAGGTTTAGTACCATTGACAGGAGTATTTAGACAAGCATCTGCTAATCTAGCTTGTATAGAACTATTATCAACTGCTCCACCACTTTCTACAGGTAATCCAGCAACCATATCTTTTCCACCAGGTACTGCTGATCCTGATCCTCCTGTAGTAGTTCCAGTTGCTCCTCCAGTATCTGCTCCACCTGTTGGATCTCCTCCTGTATTACCATTTAATTTATTAACAGCATTAGAAACTGCTGCTGAGAAATCTATTACCTTTCCAGTAGCTGGATCGTAGAATTTAACTCCAGATGCTGGAGCTGATCCTCCACCAGTTGATGTTCCATCTCCTCCTGGAGCAGACTGTCCAGTTGTATCAGAGAATGTTCCACCTAATTTATCTTTCATATCTGTAGGTATAAAGTATCCAGTTACTTTCTTAGTTATACCATTGTAAGTTGATGATTTATTTCTATGGAAACGTCTTACTTGAGAAACTCCGTTATGGATGTTATTTCCTCCTATAACTTCGAAGTCCTTACCATTTTGTCCAGGTCCTATATAGAAATCAACATGTCCATGTGATGGGTCTCCTTGGTTAGTATATACTATAACACATCCGAATACTGGATTAGATATCTGTGTCCAGTTAGCTGTATCATTAATAGGAGATTGTGAAGATTCTGTATAAGGTATTTTACTTCCTGCTTGTGATAAACACCACCAGACGAAAGCCATACACCAAGAACCTCCTCCACCTTTCTTATACTTACCAGAATTAGTAGATCCAAGTTCTTTAAGAGCTATATTCATCCAAGGTGCTTTTCCATTAGCTGTTTGTGAAGCTTGTTCTTTCTTCTGTTCTATTTTCTTTTCTTCGTTCTTAATAGTTATATTAGCGGAAGCTTCAGCTGCTATTCCTATAGCTTTATTACCAGTTACAGTACTTATCATGTTACCAACAGTTTTAGCAATATTATTACTTCCTCTACCGGATCTTCTTCTTCTAGAACCTCTTCCAGAACTTTGTAAGATAGTTTCCTTATTTCCTCCACCACCTTCATAGAATTTCTTCATTTTCTCTGGTGTGTCTGCACCCATCTCATTAAAGTAAATAGCCCATTTAAATTTAGCTTTCTGCTCAGGAGATAGATCCTTAACTAAAGTTGTGTGAGGAACTCCAATACGTTGTTCTAACGATTGTAAATACTTTTGAGTATTATTTTCAGAAGGAGGTGCATAAGTATATATGAAATCTTTAAGATTTTTAGATTGCCAATCAATTTGTCTTCCAGGAGTTTTACTAGCAGGTTCATTAAGTTTTATATCAAGAGACTCATCAGCTCTAGCTAAGCTAGGATAAATCAATTGACGATTATTAGGATATGACATAGCTCCTACTCTTCTTTTCTCCCATTCTCCTCCAGCATCTTGTGATCCAGGATTGAACATTCTAAAAGCTACGGTTCCTTCACGTCTAGCTACTGTTCCATCAGCATATTGGACTGTAACACTCTTTTTAGGTTCTGCTGATACAACTTTAACTACATCTCCATGTGGCATAGGAACTACTCCTGCTAAACTGCTAGTAGATGCTCCCAAGCTATTGTTGCCAGATACAGATCCTAAAGGTTGTCCTCCTTTAACCCATTCGTTAGTTCTTAACTTATTCATAACATCATTACTAGCTTTTAACTTATTCATAGCTTGAACTGGTGAACCACTTTGTCCTATTACTTTACTCATATTATTAGCAAATCCTACAGAATTGATTCCTCTACCGGATCTTCTTCTTCTAGAACCAGAACCAGAAGCATCTGTATGCATAAATCCACCAAATGTTACAGCAGATATAAATCCATTTAATAAAGGACTATTTATAGGTATTTCCATGAAATCTGTAGTTTCTGGATCTCCTAAGTATAATCTATTTCCTTTATTAATAACAGTTACAAAGTGTTGTCCTTCTCCTTTATTAACTAAAAGAACAACTGCTCCATCTGGTACAGATAAAGCTCCTAGTACTGACATAGGATCATCTACTACTGATCCACCAAATTCTGTAAAGTAATTTATATTAACTGCATTTCCTTTATCTAAGTATTTACGTGCTCTAGATATCAATTCCATATCATTAATCTTCATTCCTAAATGTGATGATATCATCTTCATACATGATATAGCACACCCATTTAATGACATATTCTCTCCACCTAGGTTACGGTTACTCATAAATATATCCTGTGATACGAATGTTAGACCACTAGCTACTTTACTACGAATAGTTCCATTAGCTCTAATACTTATACCATCACCATTATAATCAGAGTACGCTCCTCTTCCAGAATAACGTTTTCTAGAACCATTACCTGCTTGTGTACCATCACTAGAATCTGTTCCTCCTTGGTTTCCACCAAAGTTTACTTTGGAATTAGTTTGTGTATTAAAGAATTGGTTATTTAACCCAGCTGCTATAGCTGTACCTACAGCTCCTGCCGCTGCTCCAGCCACATTCATTCCTACACCAGCTACTTTACCAGCAGCGTCTACACCCATTTGTCTAGTATTCTTTCCTCCACCATCTTTTCTTGTAACATACTTATTTCCATTTTCATCTACTTGTATATCCCATTTATTTTCATCGACTTCTTTACCTTCATCGTTATCTTTAATACCCATATTTTTAAGTAATGAATATAACGCTCTAGACAAGTTACCAACCATAAATATTGATAGAATATTACAGATCATTCCTAATGGTGTTAAGAAATCTGTACCTCCTAAAGATAGCATAAATCCAACAAATCCTGAGCATATTTTCATTAGTAATGTAGGATGGTCTGTTTGGAAGTACTCCGGTGTATTATTCCAAGCTTGGTATACATCCCAAGTATACATAGCTAATGTAATACCTGCTGTAACAAAGTTAGTTAATGACATACCTTTAATAGTAGATTGTAAAGTCTTCTTAGATGCTGCTTTAGTCATATCGTCAGTAATTTCTTGTGCTGCTTCTTGTAATACCTTTTGTATAGCTTGTGGTAATTTATCAACTAAATTAAGCTTCTTCATAAATGGACCTATAACTGGTATTTTAGATATAAACTTACCAACCTTTACGATTAGTTTAGCTAAGGATTTCATAGCTCTTTGGATAAGATGTCCTTTCTGTCCAACCATCTTAGTTCCTGTTTCTAACATCTCTCCACCGGCTTTACCACCTACTCTAATACCCTGTGATGCGTATCTACTAGCCTTTTGCATACCTTCTTCACCTAATTCAGCATATATTTTTCCAGCTGTTTCAGTATTCATCATCCAGGTCTTTTCTATAACTTCAGTACCTTTAGATCCAAATAAGAATTCTTTTCCTCCTTTAAGAGCTCCGCCAAATCTTTGTAAGAAAGATTTCTTTCCAGCACCGGCGGCACCTTCGGCGGCTTCTTTACCACCTTTACCGAAGATTCTCTTAAAGAAGTCTTTAACTCCTCCAGTTCCTCCTATACCTAAAGCATTTTTGATCCAACCGATTAATGCTCCTCCTACAGCAGATATGATACCTCCACCTAGAAGCATTTTACCGATGTTACCCAGCGTTCCCCAGTTAAACCCTTTTTTCTTTTCGTCTTCTTTACCTACAGAACCTTTCTTACCTGCTATAGTAAGTAAAGCATCTGTGTTTTGTCTTTCTCTTTCTTCTTGGCTATCTTGTTCTTTAAGTTGTTCTGTTAGATATTTATTCTTACCTACTTCATTATAAATAGTATTAGCGTATTTCTTCATACCAGTACTTTCTTCATTTCCAGAAGAAGATGAAGATCCTAACATACGCATTTTCTCTTTATAACCTTCCATATCTATAGATCCAACTATTCCTACTGCATCTAAATGTCCACCTACAATTGTTACAGCTATAGGTTCACTTCGTTTAGTATTTCTTCTTCCATAAGCATTACTTCCTGATAAACTAGAAGCACTTAAAGATGATGATGCATTAGTAGCCATATTAGTACTACGATCTCTTAAAGCTGGATTACTATTCTTATTTCCTTCTACTTCATTAATGGTACCTTTAGCTTTCTCAAAAGATATTATATGTGTAGCATTAGTAAGAATAGATCCTAATTTCATTGTCTTTCTTTTCGGTTTTAATGGATCATATATTTCGCACTCATTGTTATTCTTAATCTTGTCAATCAAGATATAGTGTCCATGACCTCTTCTTTTAGAAAGTAAGACAATGTGTTTTAACTTTTTATTAGATTTCATCCATTTAGCTAATTTATCTAATTGAGCACCTCTAAGATTATTTATAGTGTATTTAAAATTAAGTCTATCTGCCATATAAGAGAAGAACTTAATGTGAATACCTTTTCCTTTCATATAAGGTTCAGCTAATTCCTTAATATCTTGAGGGTCAGTATCTGTATCAGTGAATACTTCTACTAAATAAGACATAGTAAGAATAGCACATCCTGCTTCAGATATAGCAGCCATATTACCAAATTTACCAGCTATTCTATTCTGATCTCTTCTATTAGGAGCTCCTCCATAACCAGTTCCTTGAGGTTCATCACTAGATGTAGTTTCTACATCCTGCCATTCTTCTTCAAATGATTGTCCTCTATTAGCTTGAGCTTGTCCATCAGTATATCTAAATTGATTAAAATAGTTTTGAGCTGATTCAGCATCTACTGCTTGTCTACCTGTAGTAGAAGCATGTATATAGCCATTATTATCTATAGACCAGTCATTCTGATTTATTTCATTACCTTGTTTATCGTATCCAACTCTTATTTCTCTCATTCTCATATTCTGATTTACTTTATCCCCAATATTTCTTTCAGAAGATATTTGAGTTAATATAGAAGTAATATCAGTTCTATTAGTAAAAGCTTTTAAGTTCTCTCTCATAGTTCTATAGTATTCATTTATATCTTCTATAGAACCAAAGACAGATAGATGTTCTCTTCTATGGAAGTTTTCTAATTTAGCTCCAGTAGGTTGTCCAGTCATTCTATCGATTACATTACCTTCATCATCATAACCTCTTCTAGGCCAGATAAATTCTCTCATATTTTCTATTTCAATATTATGGTAATCATCTAATACCTTTAATGCAGACTTCTGCATAGCTGGACCATTATGTGCATCTTTATCTTGGTCAAATATCTCTCTCCAAGATGGTGTATTACCAGAGAAGTATCCTCCAGTCTTTTCATCTATCCATTTAGCTGCACTATCGTAAGCATCTTTACCGAACATTTTCTTGAATAACATTCTTGGTAGAAAAGTAAATGCTTTAAGCATCCCTTTAAATAATCCAGATTTACCTACAGCAAATAAAGCTCCTCCAGTTACAGTACCTAATATAGGTCCTAGTATACCACCAAATCTAACGTGGTTTTGTATAAACTTAGATACTTTAATACCTGTAGCCGCTGCAAATCCAGCTGGTAAAGCATCTTGCATTATTTTAGTTAATGCATTTTCTTTTCTAGTCTTTCCATTATCCATTACGATATCTCCGGACTCTCCAAGTAACTCTACCATCTTATTCATTTTCTTACTCATTAACATAGATCCACCAGCGATTACTCCTAGTAATGGAGACATTAAAGGTCCTCCACCCATAGATTTCATCATCTTGTAGACCATAGCTCCTGCACCAGCGGATCCAGCAAATTTAATATTTCTTTCTCCAGCTACTGTAGAAGCATATTCTCCTAACCATTTATTGAAAGTTCCTACATCAGCCATTATATCACCAGAAAAGTCTAACTTATTCTTCATAGTCTGGTAACCATTCTTAATATAAGTATCTTTCATTTCAGCTATTCTATTTACACCAATCTTTTCTTCCATTTTCTTCTTTTGTTTTTCTAGCATTTCATAAATCTTTTGTGCAGATTTATAAGCGACACTTTCAGATTGGTTATTATCTTCTAGATTCTGCATTCTAGATTTCATTTCAACCATATTAGTTACTATTAAGTAATAGTCATAACCAACCATTTTAGCAACTTCTTTTTCCAATGTATCATCATTATATAATGCTGAAAATTGTGTATTCTTATTTCTAGAAGAAATTTGTCTTTGATTATTAAAATCAGTCATAGAGTAATATCCATTAGTCTGGTTAGTAGATCCATCAGCATTTCTGGATTCCATACCTCCTGTAGCCCAAGCTGCAAATGTAGATACAGATGCTCCATGCATATTTTTAAGTATTTCTAAGTCTTTATCATATTGAGCTCTAAAGTTATTATCGAATATATCTTCTAGTAATTGTTGTGCTTCTGGTCCAGGTATTCTTTTAATCATACGTATAAGAGCACACATTCCGTTCGCTCTGTTCATTTTAGTTTTAGGATCTAAAGCACGGTACATACCTAGAGCAAATAAATCTTTTTCTGTAAATGTTCTAGCTTGTACATCTGCTAATAAGTCTCTACCCATTTGTGCGTATATTAATCCTAACTGGATTAAATCATCTTTAAGAGCGTTAAGACCAGCATTATTATTAGCCATCAAGGATTTAATGAATTGCTTACCTCTATTATCTACTTCAGATGCTATATCTTCCATTAGACTAGTATTTATTCTTTTACCATAATCTTTAACAGCTTTCTTAAGTTTATCTCCAGCTCCCATATCCATACGATCCAATGCGTCTTTCATTGATTCGAATTTACCAGTATTATGGTTAAAGTATTGTCCATCAGGACCAGTAGGATTACCACCATTAGATATAGTAGCTATCTTCTTCATGTATCCTTCAATATTAGCTAAGTGGAAAGGAACTACTTCGTTAATACTACGATGAGTCATAACGTCAAATGTAGCTCTTCCTTTTGGATCTCTTTTCATATAATCTTTAATATTTAATATCTCGGATGCTTGTGCATTATTTTCTGCAAAATGAGAAAAGAAATCTTTAAGAAGTTTGTTATTAGAAGTTTGCATAGACTCAGCAAATTTCTGGAACATATCTCTTGGATTCTCCATCCAGTTAAAGAAGTTCTCTCCTTGTCTATGTCCTAAGGTTTTCTTAACACCATAACGTCCCGCTTGTCCAGCTATCATACGTGCTATAGATGAACCATTCATTTGTCCCATTAAAGGAATAATCATTTGTGCTACATCATATATATCTCCGAATGCTCCACCAGATATTTGTTTCATAGCAGTACCTTTAGCCGCAGATGCTAATCCTTTTAGGAATCCACCCTTACCTCCACCAAACATACCGTCTAGAAGGTTAGATTGTCTGCTAGGTCCATTATTTATCTCATACTTACCATTACCTTTATCCTTTATATTAAATCCAACTTTAAGTATGTTAGTAATGTTACGTAGTTCTTGTAACATATCTTTCTTATAACTTAAAGATGTCTCATAATATTTAGCTTGTACATTCTTCTGGAATGTAGACATTTCAGCTATAGACTTATTCATTAAATTCATTGTAGCTAAATTACGTTCTGCTATTTTAGAATGAAAAGCCATCATAGCTGATTGCATTTTAAGGTTAGCTCTGTTACCACGATTAATTATATCATTAACAGTAGCTTGTTTTCCCATAGGTTTAACTATAATTCCACTATTAGGATTAGATGTCATATCAGCATCCGTTAATGTAGAATTACTAGTATTAGAGAATGTATTATTAGATAGTGTAGGTTCATCTTTAAACTCTTCTATTTCTGCTTTAGATTTTCTATTAAAGGAAGCAGTTAAATTTCTCATATGTCTTTCATTATCTCTAGACACTTTATCTACTTCATTTTTAGATCCTCTAGTAACAGGTTTTATCTCTTTAGTAGCGTTTAAAAACTTACGTTCTCTATCTTTATCATCGTACAGGTTTTGTGTTATCCCGTCGTTACTTTTAGCCATCAAAATCTCCTTTCTGATGTGATATTGTTAATAGTAAGCTGTTTTCATATTTTGAAAACGAAAAAAAAATAAATTGAGAGGGTGAGGAGTATTTCTACTCCTCTATCAGGAATCTCATTTGATATCCTGTCTCCTTCTCTATGAGAGAATATAATTCTCTCATTACTTCTTCATCAGTTTCTAACTGGCGTTGTTTACGCCAGTTTTCGAGGGTTTCATAGACTCTCTGATCATCCTTATTGCAAAGACGATCTTTATAAAAATCTTCTATTTCACGTAAGTACAGATTAAATCCATCTGTACCTATAATTGAGATTTCTTGACTCATATCTACATAATTTTCATATATTCCTAACATAATCTTCTCCTTATTGATATGGATTTAGATTTTAAAGACTTTCTGTCTTCCATATCTTATCTACTTATATAATATATAAGTAGAATATTTTAATTTTGGTCTCATAGGAATTGAGGAAAAAAAGAAGCTACCCCGAAGGGTAGCAATTACATAAATTCTCTAAATATCTTATATCTTATTTCTTTATTT